AGACCAATAACATAACCATGCTCAACAAATGACTGGGTAAACCCATGATTGTGTGCATGGTAAACGCCCATAGCAGCTAAATTACCCTGAGGAGTAGTCTGGCCTGAAATACCAGTACCAGTGGTTTGAGCAATAGGAGAAATATTAATAAGAGTAGAACCACCACCTAAATACTCAGGACGCTGTAAGCGAGCATCTGGCGATGTAACGCCAAAATGAGAACGCAAAATCTCGGTATAACGAGTACCACCTCGAGCATCACGTTCAAGCAACTTTTGAATCTGAAAAGATTGACGAAGCTGATTAATAGTAGCAGCAGTAGCAGTAGACAAATCAGCATATAATCCGGAATTATCAGAAGCACCATAAGAAACACCAGTATTGGCACCTAATGATGGACCAGAATAAGTTAAAGAATTACCAGTTCCAAATTGAACATTACGATTAAGAGCAGCACCGGCAGACATGGTAACTTGAGTACCATTACCTTTAACAGGTGCAGAAGTACCAATAGGAATAGTAACAGCAGTACCACCCTTTTGAGGCCATGGAAGAGCAGAAGTAAAATAATCATGACGCTTACCGCGTCTTAAAATAGTGTAATTAGTATCAGGTGAAGAATCAGGACCATCACCCTTATCAACAGTAACGGAATTTTGCAAATTCTCGTCTCGAAACCATTGGTTAAAAATTAAATTGTAGGCGCGGGTAGGTAACGCCGAATGTGAAACCGTACTACCAGCGGTAACTTGACCCACAGTCGGTAAACCAAGGTAGTCCTGTAAGGACCCAATAGCGTATCCACCAGCAGGGGATACTTGTTGTGGGATAGTGTAAGAAATAGAATCGGAAGGATTATCCTGTTCCCCCATAAACTTAACCCAATTGTTCCAAACCAAACGATTAGGAACAAAGAAGAAGAACGAGTCCAAATGGAGATTATCCATAACCGGAAAGATTGGTGTCGCAAGACGACCGAACATCGTGACATTAACATTAAAAGTGTCTCCAGGTAAAACCTCTTCGCACATAATAGGTACGATCAAACCACTATCAAAAGTAGTCTTAAGAGTTTTCTGCATAGAAAATCTAGAACGAGGAATATCAGCACGAGGAACCATTGCAAAATTATGTGCATCAACCGATTTATTGTGAAACATAAAAACTCCAAAAAAAAATAAAAAAGTGGCCCCGAAGGGCCACAAGGGTCATGACGACTGCAAAACGTCTTTTGCGCGAACAAGAACCTGAGGCTCGTTATTTAAAACTACGCCACGGGCATCATCAAATTCGCCCAACAAATACAAATCAAAATCATCAGGATGCTTATTAAGCTGATTATCAGCAGCAACACGATTCACTTCATCAGTAAAATCGCGAACAGCAACGTTACGATGAGGAACAAAAAACGGACGATTGAAAACATCCGCAGCACGATCTTTAACAGAAACAACGAACAGAATCATGATATACCCTTTAGATTATACGTTTTGAAAGAGAAGCACGTGACGTGCTAACAAGAGAACGCGAATGCTTACGGACCGGCTGGTCCTCATAAGCTTTACGCTCAAGATCTAACTCGGCACGAACCGAAGATCTATACTGCATGTCCAGTGCAAGATCGGATCCAACCTCCTTTAACAAAGTTTTGTAAAAACGTGGAACTGGGGCTTTAGAGCCCTGAGCAGTAATAACAGAAGCATGCGGAAAAACATCCGACATAAAAAAATCCCGAAACCAAGAACGGCCAATGCCTTTAGACATGACCAAAAACTCGGGATTAGGCAAAACAACTTCACCAGTAACATCATCAATATAAAGCGGTTCAGGCTTTTGCAAGCCCTTAATCTTTTTCAAGATATATCGGGCGATGTATGCAGCAGACTCAAAATTAAGAGTACCAATCAAATGATTACCCCTAGGCCAAAGCTTAGAGACGGTTGCAGAAATAAAAGTAGGATCACCATTAGAACTGCCAAACCGCGTACGGTCATCAGAAAAGTCCAAACCAAACAACGCAATATGAAAATGAGGCCTTCGAGAAAAATCACCATACTCACCTGAGGCAACATAACGAAACTTAAAACCAGCTTTACGCAAACGCTTGAAAAACCGCTGTAAGTCATCCTTAAAAAGTTGACCATGTTCAGGTAGCCAATCATCGTTATACGTGAGGTTCAGCATACAAGACACCTTGTGCATCTGTTGTTCGTGAGTTATACGAATAGCCCATTCTCTCGAATAAGCCAAACGGCACTCTATACACTGACCACACTTCGTTGGGCCATGGGTAGGATGTGACCATAGAGATGTACACACCAGAACCTTACAGGCGTATACCACCGCGCATTGGGCCGGCAGTGATGTTAATCAACTTGGTAGTTGATATGTTACGTTTAAAAGAAGAAGCGCTTGAGCGCTTATTGGCATTGTGACGGTGCAAAGGCTTCATAGTGACTCCATTAGAACAGAAAACAAAAAGGTGTCAATAGGCACAGTTACATCAAGTAGCGAACTGTGCCTATCAACGATTAAGCAGCGGGAGCTGCATCGTCAGGAGGGCTCTCCTTAGGTTGTGGCACTGCCAAACCAAGGCGAACCGCCTCCTCAGTATTCGCGGGATCCGCGAAAAACTCCAAAAACTCTTGGGGAGAATTATGGAATCTAGAACGAACTTTTGCGTCCATACGCATAAAGTTCTCATCAGCCTGACGAACTACGTTCATAGCAGACTGAAAATCAAAAACGCCCTCATAATCAACATACTGGGGCATAGAGACTGGATCAGGTAAATGACCAGTCTTCATAAAACGATCAACAATATTGTTGATATCAGACTCATCGCGAAATTGCTGCTGAGTCAAAGAATCATCCAAACACTTAAGACCGGTCTCGATAGAACGGTCATCAAAATTATCATAAGCGGAAGCAAATAACATAAAAACTCCTTAACGTCGCAACATACGAAAAATGTTCATAACAGTATCAACCAGAGGCTTGTACTGTCCGAACTCCTTACCCAAATTATCAGCTTGCTGAATAGCTTTCAAATCAGCAGCCACTAAATCGGATTCATTCAAAGTCTTCAAAGCAAGAGCAAAAATCTGTTGAGCACGCTGCTCCTCAGAAATAGTTTGCTTTTCAATCAAAGCAACAGAAGCATGAAGCTGTTTTATAACAGCAACCAAACGATCACCCTCAATAGGAATATTCTTAGTCTCTTCAGCAATCTTTGCAGCTTGAAAAGACTGCAAATTAATAACAGAACGCTTCTCATCAGCAGAAGCAAAAGATAATTCCTTATTAGCAAGAGCAAGCAAAGTCTCAGCACGCTTCTTAATAGTATCAGCATCGACATTCTCAGTCTCAGCACCAACCTTACCAACTTGCTTGTTAGCAACTTGAGTTTGGGCAGACTGATAACCGGTAGTAGCACCGGCAGCATACGGATTCTGAACCTGAGGCATAGCACCAGGAGGAGTAGAAGCACCACCGCCTTTCAAATAAGCAAGCATAGGATTCAGGCCAGCAGCCTTCATATCCTCAACTTGCCGTTGATAAGCGGTATTGGACATACGCTCTTGAAAATCCATCTGACGATTACCCAAAGCAACATTAGAAGCATTAGTATCAGTTTGACCTTTAAAACCAAGAAGAGCAGAACCAGCAGAAATAATAGAAGAAGGAATAGCATTAACAACTGAACCAACAGTATCAAAACCACGCTTAAGAGTATCAAAAAAAGACATAAAAACCTTTCCCTCAATCATTCCCCGAAGGGAATGATAGAGGCTTAAAAATGATCGATAAGCCCAGGTACAGAGTACATAGGAAGAGGACGAGCAGCGTTAATATTAAAAAACGCATCAAGCAAAAACTGCTGACCATTAGCAGCAGAACCAACCGCCAAATTACGAGCAAGAGGCGGATTATCCTGAATAAAAGTCGAATTCAAAGTAGGAAGAGAAGTAAAACGTTGCGCATAATGCCACGGATCAATAGTACCCGCAGCAGTAGAACGAAACAAACCTGTTATCTCAGAAGGGTTATAACGATACTCAGCCCAACGCTCTTGATAACCAAAAACACTGGCATCAGAAACATCACCAGTTACATAAATTTCCTTATTTAAAACAGCTTGTTCACCAAGCATAGCAAAAGCGGGAAAATAATAATCATAACGAGTAGAACGGCTCCAATGACGCCGCAAACCTTGCTGATAAGTCAAATCAGCACGAACAGCAATAAGACCAATAACATAACCATGCTCAACAAATGACTGGGTAAACCCATGATTGTGTGCATGGTAAACGCCCATAGCAGCTAAATTACCCTGAGGAGTAGTCTGGCCTGAAATACCAGTACCAG